GCAAAGGTCGCAAGTCTTGGAAGTGGGACGGCGGTATCATTAATGACCTTGAATTTGTAGAGTGAAAAACCAACCCGCCTAGTGCGGGTTTCTTTTTATGTGAACTTTGTCACAAACGAGTTTGCCAGAAAGTGGTTTAATTTGTTATCAACCATAAACAAGGATTTCAAAATGCGGATTTTCAAATTCAAAGTAACAACAATGGAAAATGGAAAGATTGTTAACCATTACACAGAACAACCAAGTTTTCGCGCCGCTGAGCGAGTCATTAAAGCAAAGTATCCATCAGCAGTTGTGCTGTGCGTTAACATTGATTGATGGTGAAAAATGAAAGGTTTAATCCATAAGCACGACCTGCGCATCTATAAAACATGGCTACGTTTTTGCTTTCACACCGAAACCATGACAAAAGCATGTGGCGAAGATGTATCACACGCTAACGGGTATACATGGTGGCCACATCAAGGCGATACGATCTGGATTTATCTTGATAAAACTGATACTGGCGCAATCAATGTGGCATCAGCAGCGCATGAGGCTTTCCATGCTGCTGATTTTATCTTTGAGCGCACTGGGATGGTGGTTCAAGAAGAAACAGGCAACGAACACATGGCGTATTTAATCGGTCACATTGTTGATTTGATTTTTGATGCGCTTGATTTGGATAATAAGATGGAGTTTGGTAATGACTAAAGGCTACCACGACAGCAAAACACCAGAGTCGATTCGTGACTTGTGGCGAACGCCTAAAGCTTTGTTTGATTATTATGATCGACGGTTTAATTTTACGACGGATGTTGCCGCAAGCTTTGAAAACACATTCAAACCATACGCGCATCTAGGTGAGCAGGTGGATGGAACGTTTATCGATGCACTTGATTATGAAAACAAATGGGGAGAACGTAATTTCATAAATCCACCATATTCAGATATTTCCCCATGGGTTGCTCGGTGCTCAGTGGAAATGATTCACGGAAACCTTAGTGTGTTACTCATTCCAGCAGATACTTCAGTTAAATGGTTCAAGCTCGCTTTCGAAAACTGCACAGAGTGCCATTTTATTTCTGGTCGAGTTTAGTTCATTAATGAAGAAACCGGCAAGCCAGTTAACGGCAACAATAAAGGCAGCGTGGTGTTTATCTTCGATCCTAACTCACCTATCAAGCAAGCTGTTTCATTGATAGATAGAGATGAGATTATGCGCGTTAATTAATAGGCACAACCATTTTGATTATAACAACTACCCTTGCGAAAATAACCAAAACGCGAGGGCTTTTTTATGAATGTAACACCAACAATGTTAGAGATGTTTATGGTAACTGATGACAACGGCGAAGTAAAAGCTGGGCCATTTTTTTATGCGCAAGAGGCGCAAGAGTGGATTGATGAGAATGGAGGTGATGATGACTGATTACAAATACGGCTCATACGAACTACGCCAGTACCAGTCAGAGGCTTACGAGGCGGTTGCTAGCTATATTCGATCGTTGCCAAGGTTATGGAAAACACAAAAGAAACTAACTGGCGCATTTATTGAGGCGTCAGTTGGTAGCGGGAAAACAGCAATCATGGGGTCAGTATGTCATCGATTCGTAGAAATGGGCTGGCCCGTTCTGTGTCTTGCTCGTGACCTAAAACTTGTTGAGCAGAACTCAGAAACGTTTTGGGATATGCGCATTAAAAACAGCATATATTCTGCTGCTTACAGCAAGTCAATGCACTACAAGGATAAAGGGGTTATTGTAAGCAATGAGGCCACTGCAATAAGAGCGATTGAGTCTGGAGCGTGGGATGAATACTCACCAAAAGCTATCTGGCTGGATGAAAATCATCAGTTGCCGGTGGATGAGCCAGAAAGCCAGTACATGCGAATAGTATCTCACTTAAATGAAAAATGCCTAAAAAAACACGGACATCCAGTCGTGCTATTGGGCGGTAGCGGTTCCCCTTACCGTGGAACAATGTCAATAATCGGAGATGTTTGGAAAGAGTGCCTTTATTCAATCGACACCGCAACGCTGGTTGGAATGGGCTTTCTTGTGCCAACGATTTACGGCGCAGAAGTAGGTCACGATAAGTCGCTTGATTACGATCTGTCTAAGTATGGCGTAAAGTCAGAAAACGGCACGTCTGACTATTCAGCAGCAGAAATGGCGAGAATGGAGCGTGATATGCTTGCGGATAAACCAAAACTGCAACGCATTTGTGACGAGGTTGTCAGGTTAACAAAAGAACGCAACGCTGTGATGATTACAGGCTCTGGCGTAAAGCACTTAAAGGAAATTGCCAAGCACTTGCCAGAAGGCAAATCAGCAATAGTTCACTCCGGGCAAGCAAAGAAGGTCAATGACGCTGAGATTGCGCGTATCGAGTCAGGAGAGGCGAAGTATCTACTTCAAATAGGTTGCCTCACGACAGGTTTTGACTGCCCTGTGATTGATACCAGCGTAATTATGCGCCGTATTGGCTCGCTTACTTTGCTAGTTCAGTTGCTCGGGCGTGGTATGCGATTATTAAAACCTGCGCACGAAGAAAGAGGATTAACCAAGAAAGACCATTTAGTTTTGGATTACTCAGGCACTTTAGACGAAATGATGGACATGTACGACAACGCAATTCTAGACGAGTGCAGGGCGAAAGAGGACAAGGCAAACAAGCGAGAAACACAAATATGTCCACAGTGTGATGCGGAAAATAGTATGGCAGCAAGTCGCTGTATTGGTCGCTTAAAAGACGGAAGTCGCTGCGATTGGTTTTTCAACTTTATACTATGCGTTGATCGTCGCGCACAAAATGGCGTATTGCTGTCAAAAGGCTGTGGCGCCAAGAACAGTAAAAAGGTAAAGGTTTGCAGATGCTGTAATGAGTGGCTTGACGATCCTAGCGAAAACTTGAACGGACAGCACTACACAAAAAACGACCTAATCACCGTAACAAACTTCACATTCGGCTTAACAAAATCCGCCGACAAGTTAATAGCGCTATACCATTTGCAGAATGGCAAGACGGCGCGTGAGATATTTGACCTAAGCAAGCTGCGAACAGAAAGATGGCGTGTTGGTCAATGGTGTTCATTTGTTGATGCTCATGTGTCAGATAAAATAGCAGCAAAGGCACTAAAGTCGTGTCGTGACAATCGGAAAGCCTTGCAGTACTCAGAGCATGTGCGAACGCCAGTTCGCGTTAGCCATCGAGTTAACGATAAGAATTTTGACATCCTAGCCAGAAAGGAGTTTGAATGAAATTAACGATTAAAGACTGCCTAGATCACGCCGACAGCCTCGGCGTGCCTATTTATGGCGATGTTAAGTTGCGTGGCGAGTGTAAACGAGAAGATCCAGAGTTGGCGACTTTTAATCAGTGGGTAATTTGCAACTATACGCACCTTGAGCCACTTTGCTTTCATTACCCTAACGAATGGTCAGCTACAAGCAAAACAGGCGGTCAGTACACGCACGCTGCGAAAATGGCTAACATGGGAGTTAAGCCACGATTAGCCGACTGGATTTTCACTGGCACAAATAAAATTCCGCCGTTTTTCCTCGAAATGAAGCGCGAGAATTTGGCTAAGTCGATAAGTAGCACAGAAAGGAAGCGTCATTTTTGTGAGCAATGCGATCTACTTCACAGACAGAAACAGTTAGGCGCTGTAGTCTGTATCGCACTAGGGGCAGATAATGCCAAGCGAGCGTTTATTGATTATATGGAGAAATACAGTGAACCGAATAAGTGAGATCCAACTACAAATCCACCGCCTGCTGATTGAAGCAACGGCAATCGCAGACGAAAACAACCAAGTCCTTGAGACTGACATTCGCACTGAATACCTAAACCGCGCTGGCGCAGTTGGCGTTAATGCTGTGCTTGAGTGCAATTTGACTTTGCTGGAGAAATAAAATGGAACTAAAACACCTAACCGCTCAAGAGCTACCAGAATCAGAATACCACGGCGAGAAATACGCGGATTATTTGTCTGGCTCTGAATTATGGGCTTATATCGACTCATGCCCTGCTGAGTACGTCTACGGCGAGAAAAAAGAAACGCAATCCATGATCACCGGATCGGCAGTTCATAGTGAAGTGCTGGAAATGGCAACATTCGATGATTTGTACTATAGAGGATTTGAACCAGACGAAAATACGCTAACTAGTGATGCTGCGGTAAAATCTCGACTTAAAGAGCTTGGTATTGCTGGTTATTCTTCAAAATCAGGTCAAGAGTTGTGGGATATGTTGCTAAAGGCTGAGCCTGATTCAATCATTGAAAAAAATGAAATCCGCAAGATGGAAGAAGCAAATCAAGATCGCACAATGTTACCATTTGCACAGTACGATATGGCAAAAGCAATGCGTAAGCAGTTGATGCAATATCCTAATTATTCTGGATATGTGTTAGAGGGGCTGTGCGAAAGTTCAATTGTCGGTGAGTGCGAATTGTTCGGCCGTAAAGTAAAAGTTAAGGCTCGCCCCGATATTATGGTGCGCAATGAGATTGTTAATTATAAGACAGCGGCAAGTGCAAAACCGTCAGATCTTGTTCGCGCATCAGCACGCAATGGCTATTTTATGAAAGAAGTATTCAACGCTCTAGTTGCTGAGCAGCGAACCGGCACGTTTCCAAAAATTTACATCCTTGGTCAGTCAAAAAAAGCGCCATACGTTTGCACCATGTTTGAAATGACGCAAGATATGATTGATATCGGCATGGCGCAACTAGAAAAAGCGTTTACGCTGTGGGCCGAGTGCAAGGACGCTGGAGTCGTAATCGATTATGCTCAGGGCGAAATCCTGAAAGACCTAGAGGTTGAATCCTGGATGTTTAACGTATAATTGTGATCAACTTAACATTAATACCGCGCTGGTCGCGGTATTATTTTTTAACTTTCAATGAGGAGTAAATAAATGAACGATTTCACACGTAATGCACCAACAGTTAGCAATCAGCATTTGAATCACGGCGCAGTAGCCATTGAACAGTCTCGCGCAATCACAGAAGCTCAAGGTAAACTTCTGCTTGCAAAGCAATTTCCACGCGATGAAAACGCAGCATACCAAAAGCTAATGAACTCATGCAAGCGACCAACGCTGGCGCAACATGCTGTTTACGCATTCCCTCGTGGTAAAGAGCAAGTTTCTGGCCCATCTATTCGCCTTGCGGAGGAGATCGCTCGACTGTATGGAAACCTTGAATACGGTATTCGCGAATTGTCGAATGTCAATGGAGAGTCAGAAATGGAGGCCTTTGCTTGGGACTTGGAGACCAACGTTGTATCTAGTCAAAAATTCAAGGTCAAGCATGAGCGCAAGGCTTACGGCAAGATGCAGCAACTAACCGACACGCGCGACATTTACGAGCTAACAGCGAATATGGGCGCTCGTCGTTTACGCGCTCGATTGCTTGCCATCCTGCCGCCAGAGTTCGTAGAAGCTGCGGTTGAAGAGTGTCGCAAGACAATGACTGGTAACAACGACAAACCAATAGCAGACCGTGTTCGCACGATGCTGACCGAGTTCTCAAAATATGGCGTAACTCAAGAGATGATCGAAAAGCGTCTTGAGCATGAAGTTGATACAATTGATGTTAATGAGCTAACCGATTTGATGGGCATTTTTAACTCAATCAAAAACGGTCAGTCCGGTCGCGCTGAATGGTTTGAGTTCAAGAAAGAAATCGCTCAACCAGAAAAACCAGCAATAAAGCAAGGATTCCAACGCGCTGAGCAGCCGGTTGAAAAACCCGCCCCACTAGAGGTCGAATCAGAATCCGATCCTGAACCTAGCGAGCCTAATCAGGTTAGTGAGTTTTAGGTAAAGAAAAGCCCTCAATTGAGGGCTTATTTTTTAATCCAATGCTGGCCAGGGGTTTTCTGCTCGAATTTTCAGATAAGCCGCATCGGCCTGAGCCTCACATTCAGCCGCCTTAGCTTCATCACCTTTAACACGGCGAATCATTCGGGCTTCGTTGTTCAGACGGTCAACTATCTGCACATAGAGGCTTTCGCGAGTGTCGTTCACTCGTTGATATTCAGCTTCGTATTTGGCTTGGGTGTCAACTTGCCAATCGTCTAACTCAGTACTCCAAGTGACGTAATGGTGTGGAGGCTGTGTGAGAGTCCAACCTTCTTCAATCTCACCCAAGTCTTTCACTTGTTTTGATTCAAGTGGATTGCCTATGTTGTAGATTGTTTTGCCACGGTGGTCAGCAACGTATTCTGTACCTTTCAAATCAGCGGTAGCAACGACTGCAAAACCTTCTTTTGCAGGTAGAGGCTCAACTAGCAAGATGTTACGAGGCATATTCCATTTGTCTGTATCACCGCTACCAATAACTTCTCTGGTTTCTTTATCAATAGTCCAATATTTCATCGGTTATACCTCTACTAGAATTGGGAATGCTAAGTTTCGAGGACGAGTTTCTGAGCCTCCAGCGTGGTATGTGCTCACTCCAGCGGTAAAGTTTGTATCAGTCGCAGCTGGGTAAGATTGACCACCACTAATTGTGGTTGTTGGTATTGCACCCATTTGGTGTTGGTGGGATTGGATACTATTCGTTTGATATGAAGCAAAACTCCTATTTATATCAACCCCTCGCCCTTGGTCAAGCACACGGAAAAACTCGCCGCCTGTTTCTGGAAAGTCGATGAAATCACCATTAATAAATTCAGGAAACGCTTCCGCTAATCGCCAGAAAACAGCTTTTGGAACGGAATTGCCAACTACATTCAACGTACCTTCAGGAAAGGTCATGCTCATCCAAGGCCATAGCGGAGTTCCTGGTCTGGAGCCTTTAAAAGGAGTCCAGTAAAAAGGTTTTGTATCATCAATCCAACCAGTTTGACGGTTCCCGTCCAGCTCAGGGTCTTTCCCAGCCAAAGACTCCACATTCGAATACCATTGAAAAAACTTTTTAACTCCGCCAATCGTCTTATAAACAACGTCTCCATATGAATAAACTCTTGAGCTATTGTATTCTGCAAACTGAAGTATCGATATTGCAGCTGAATTTGCATCCTGTATTGCGCTTGATGGCAGCCTCAACCAGTCAGAGTTTACATCAGACGGCTCAGTTGCTGTGATATCCGCAACATCAACAAGAAGAAGCCACACTTCACCATTATGAAGAAAAGATGCAGGCGATACATAAGCTCCAGTTGCAGATGACCAAGTGCCCTTGTAGTTTGTTGCACCAACAGCTTCAGCAGCAGCGGATGATGCAGTTGTTGCATCGGTGGAGACCTGTGCTGCCGTGTCGTTAATTTGCCCCACGGCGACATTGAAAGTTCCGCCAGCTCCAAATGTGTCCTTGTCATATTGTAGTTTTGATGCAGTGTTTGCGTTAAACGTTTCACTGTCCTGCCAGATTAGCGGTATACCGCCAGAATACTCAGGAATTAAATCGATAGGCATTATATTGAACCCCTTACTGTTATTTTGTAGCTTGCGTGGTTTGGCATGTCATATGGTATTGGGAAACTTTCGTACACGCCATATGTTACCAGTTTTTGATTGTAACCTACATCACCAATCCAAAGTGCATTCTTTCCTCTCGTCTTTCCTATGATAGATCTAATGTATGGCAGTGTGCTCTTTTTAGAAAGAACGGCGTAAGTGTTAAGATTTACTGCTGGTCTTTTTATTATTGTAAGCTCTCCGAATTCATCATATTCGACCCTTGAGTAGTCAATATCCTCAGACTTTGTTCCGTCAGCGTGCAGATCGCCAATAAAGAAAGACTGCCCAAACGGTATAGCTCCAACGCTCATTGCTGCCCCAGAGAATGTAATAACTATCTTTGGACTGTATATAACTGGAATGTCCTCTATTGTGTAACTATTTGCGTAAACAGTTTGATAGAAGTAATACGTATAATGGTCATATATTGGGCTTATATCTATCAGAGAGTAATCACTATCGTGTTGCAATACGTCATCACCATCATAAACCTTAATGTTTACACTTGTTGTGCCGTCTATTCCGAAAAATGAAATGGTATTAATCAGGCCTATTGGCGTTAGTGTAACTGAAAAATCAGCATCACTATAAGTAACGGTGGTAGTTTTATCGTCAAACATTGCCCATTTGTTTGTTGGGCCAATATCAATCCATGTCGCTGTTGAATCTCCAGTTGCACCTGTTTCTGGGCTATCAAATGTTTGGCTTGTTACGCATCTGTATTTCCTGTGGGATGAAGAAAGTATCACCTCATCTCCGTAAAAATACGAACCTATATTCACATAAGCAGATGAATATGGAGTAAGTATATACTCAGTTGACGCGCTATTTTCATCCATGACGGAAAAAACATTGTTGCTGTAGCCAATTCTGTATTTGCCTGACGTATTTGCATTTGTGAATATCTGGCCGGTTGATTCAATGTTCAAATCTGAGTCATACTTAGTGATGTAAACAACACCAGACATCATTTCAGTGTTATAAACTCCACCATCCTGAGTTGGCGATATGACGATTCCCCGGTGTTTGTTATATTTGCAAGCTGAACACCTGATGCCTTTAGCTTATACATCTCGCCAATATCACTGGCATTTGTTATTGACGCATAAAAGAACCCGCCAGTCTCGCACATTCTAGCTATCGTTGATGACTTTATCGCAGCTGGTATCTCTGTTATTTGCGATTCTGTTGATAGTGATAATGACGTGCTATATCTTTGTGCGTAAAAATTATCACTACCAGATGTTTGACGCCAAAAAACAGTAAAAAGACCAGACGATTCTGAGTATGAAAACCCAGTTACTGTTGGTACGCTTCCTACTGCTGGAGTTGATAACGGATACGTTGACAGTAATGAGAAGTCATCCTCATCATATCTTGCCACCGCCCATGTCGATATCGTAGAGTTGGATCGAACACAAGTGAAATAACCAAGACCACTAACATAGTAAATGCCAATGCTGAATCCGTATCCTGGTGGCGGCGTTAGTGTCTCTTGAATGAATCTTGTAGCCTCATTCTGCCATTCACTTTCGCCAACAAGCAGATCTGGCTCTGGAATATCAGAAGCGGTTAAAACCGCCTCTGTGATATCAATTGGGTCTACTGCTTTTAGTGTCATGCTGTAGTTTCCTGTCTCACTGTGAGTACGCCATAAGTTATTTGATTCGACAACGTTTTGAACTCTGACTTTAACGCCGCCATTTGCGCAACTAACTGGCTATTTGTTGAATCCGATGTTTCGATTGTATCACGACTGGTTAAGCTGTCCCTAATCTCTTCAAGCACGGTTAGCTGCTTCTCGTCGATTGTGGTCGACCCTTCCTGTAGCGTTGCCAGTTCATTGAGTTTCGCGGCCGTCTCGGCGCGTGCAAGGTTATACTCTAATGCGCTTGAGAAGTCGCTAGTTGATGGGCCTATTGAATTTAAGTCCAGCGCCTCAGCTAAGCTAAAATCACCAAGTCTTGCTGCTGCTAGCGCGGAATCAAGAGAAACCTGAGCCGCTGCGTAGCTGATATCATACAGCGCTTCTGCTGCATCTCTAAATTTTCCGGCTGTATCATCGAGTAAATCGTAATATGCGCTTGCGGTATCAGTTAGCCCTAGAAGCGTCGCAATCTGTTGTTGCCCAGCCTCAGTCGTTGCATCAAGAGAGGACATTAGCTCATAAAACCCTGCCGCACTGCTTGGCAAAGACAAGCCAACCTCTTCAAGCGCACTTTTCATTGCCTCTTGATAGATTTGTAATTTCTGCGTATCAGTCGCAAACGCATCTGTAAATGACGCAACCTGATCTGCTAATGTTTCAACACCGCCAGCTAATGTTGCCAAGTTATCCGCAGCAGTAATAAACGCCTCTTGGTCTGTGAATTTATCAGCAAACGTAACGCCTAAATTGTTAACAAGGTACTCGGCAACTGACGCTTCTGTAGCAAGGCGTGACAGCGTTGTGCCAAGCTCTTCGCCAACCTGTTGGAAATCACGCAAGAACGGAACCACAGCAACCGCTACATCATTAAACACAGAGCTAAAGTAGTTTTCAATAACCTCAGCTTGTTTTGATGCGCTTAGACCTTTTAGTGATAGGCTTGTTGTTTTTACCACAAACGCATCTAGCGCCGCGCCAATATCGTCCGCGCTGAATCCAAGAATTTCAGCGCCTGTAGCAACTGAATCTGCAATCGACTCAAAGACAAGTGCAAACTGATTTGACACTTCATCTCCAAGATCTGCAAATTCAGTCTTGCTTTTCGTTTTGCCAAAGCGCCACTTTTTGTACTTAATTGATTGGAAGGCCTGAATGGTCACGTCATCCATGAGATCTGACAGCGATCCGCCGAGGATTCGGATGCCTTCATCGGTAACTTTTGATGAACCACCTAGCCAAGAGCCAATAGATTTAAACAACCAATCGAAAGACAAAAAATCAAAAGCTTTAGATATAAAGTTATCGCCAAAAATATCACCGAAATTTTTCCATCCAAAGTTATCTAAAAAATTAGATTTATATAACCCAGATGTTCTAACTGTTGGTATGTTAATGTTTTTAGCAATGATGCTAGATGCAGAAGCGAGCGCAATCGTTAGATTTTGCAGCGCCTCAAGCATATCGGTGTTGATGCCAACCAATTTCTTAGTTGCATTCGCTGTTTGCTCTGTTGCATCAGCAATTGATGTTGCGTGTTCGCCCCATGAGTTCAGGTTTTGGCTTTCTTGTCGCGCTGCTGATTCATCCGCAAAACCACCAGATAGATTGCCAATAGATATACCAAGAGACGCCACCATGGCCGCCATTGCAGCCATGCGACCAAATGCGGTGTATGTGTCGCCTGAGCCCTGATTTAATACCGCACCAACCGCTTGCACAAGGTTCAGCGCCTGCATTGCGATAGCAAGTTTCTTGGCATCCTTTGAGCCAGACTCAAACATTCCCGACATTGCTTGCAGTGCGTCTTGCGCGCCTTCTGTCATTGATTGGAATGGGTTTATATCAAGAGAATCGATCTCATCCGCTATGCTCTTAACAGAATCAACAGTTGACTTTATCTCCTTTTGATCTGGTAGTTTAAACTGCTCCAATGCATCGCCAGAAGATGGCTGATCGTTTGCTTTCTTGAATGCTTCGTATAGCTCATTCGCTTTTTCAATCTGAGCATCGAAAGAGCTTAATGATTGGTCTCGCTCTGCATTTATTAATGCAATGGAACCTTCCTTTTCCTTTTTAAGTGCAGTAACACGATCTTGAGCATAGCCCATGATATTTTTGTAGAATGTCGCATATTGAGAATCAAGCTTAGCAAGCTCAGCATCAGCGTTGTAATCGTCACTAAATGGGTTTAACGCGTTGGCAATGTCTTTGCCATAAACCTTTGCTCTATCAGCAGCCTCTGAAAACTTGAGGCTAATCATTGTCACAAACGCTTCGCCGTAGATTTTTGCATAATCCACAATTGCAGATATTTCAATGATTATTCTTTGCACTGCGTTCTTTGCGTATGCCGGAAGTTTTCCGAATGCAAATTCATAGACCTCGGCTATTTTCCCTGCGCTTGCATCAAAAATATCA